GCTCTCTTTGACCTTTTTTTAACTTATTCAACATTTCAGTTATATGAATTGGTAGCCTTATCGTACGACTTTTTTCAGCTATTGCTCTTGTGATACCTTGTCTAATCCACCAATAAGCATAAGTACTGAACTTATAACCACGACCCGGATCAAACTTTTCGACACCCCTGACCAACCCGATTGTCCCTTCTTGAATAATATCAAGAAGCTCCATATTCCTTTTGGTATATTTCTTCGCGACGCTCACCACAAGACGCAGGTTTGCTGTAACCATTTTGTCTTTGGCTTTCCGTCCTTCGCGCAGATCTCTTCGGAAGCGGATCCAATCGCAAGCCATCATTTCACAGAGTTCTTTGTCACTGAAGTTCTGTTGAAGTGATGACTCAAGCTCCTTTCGCTTCTCCTCGATCTCCATTAACCGTTGGACCTTGCGACCGAGAATGATTTCCTCCTCATGTTCTAGAAGAGGAACTCGGCCAATTTCTCGCAGGTACGCTCGCACGGAGTCGCCCGTCATTTTTGTTGTTGCCATATATCCGTTCTCGGTCAATTAACTATACATCAACCGTGAATCATTGCGTAACGAGTATTGCTTTCTGGTGGCTCTTCTCTTCCTTCCATTGCTTCCACTGCCATGGCTTGTGCTGCTTCGTCGCAATATCCCTTCTCTTTGTACATAGCGTAGTAACGCTCGTACTTTTCAATTGATGTATCCACGTCGTCTCCGTGCATCATCATTTCAGCGGCAAGCTGATTTGCAGCCTGATCTGGCAAGCCATCGGACTTCAAGTGTTTCCAAATAGCTTGAAACACCTCAGGGCCGCATTCAATTTCACCAGCTAAGCGCACGGTATGACACCACCATCTATATAACTATTCTATACAGATCAAATAATTTCCATGCCGTTAGTTAGCTGTTTACCAGCTTGAACGATTCGTAATAGCTCTTCCATATTTCCACCGCTTCCTAGTGCCATCAACTGAGTTCCTTCACCAGCGGCTTCAAGATTTTCAGCGATGTAATTGTTCAAGAACAATTGACCCTCATAGTTCTTTTGAGAATCACTACGTACTGTTTCTCTGACGTTCTGGATTGCATCGCCAGTATTTTGCGAAGCTGATGAAGCAATGTTTCCAATCATGGACTGATTAAGCATTTGATTCCTCAGTACGCTCTGAGGATCACCATCTAGGTTGGTATAGCTGCTTGTATCAGCTGCATTAGGTAAACCTGGTGCTACTTGGCGGTGCATGCCTGCGTTTCCACGCATCGCATCAGAAGCCATGAACGTTTGAGTAGCGTTATACATTTTAATTACTTGGTTCTATATAACTATTGTAAAGGGGGTGAACTAGCACCCCCTTCGCAACTATTTATCTGATCAGTATCAGAGATCCTGCACCAGCATCTTGCCTTGCAGGGCACCCTGAGGAGCCTGTGCCAGATACTGCCAGGCCTGGTCAGGACGGCTGTCCATCAACTCACTGAAGCTGCCCCAGAAATCATTGGTGGGGTTTCCAGTGCGGCCAGGGGTAGGCATTTCCATTTGAGGACGCTGGAAGGAAGCAGGGACCTGGGTGGACCGTTCTTGTGCTTCGATTTCCTTGGCAAACTGAGCACGGGCTTCAGTTTGAACACGCTCAGCTTCCTCTTGAGGAGTTTCAGTTGGATAAGGACCCTGAGGACCGTAGAACTCGTTGACATAGTCAGCAAGAACATCGGGATCCGTGAGCATCACGTTCATCGCGTTGTTCTGGGTACCCAGACCATTAACAATCTGAGCCTGCTTTTGGAAGTTTTGAACTTGCTCGATCAGAGCGTCTTCCACTGCACAGGCATAGTTGTTAAGCAGAGCGGGTGTCTCGGCTCCAAAGTGCTGAAGAACTTCAAGACTTTCGTCGCTTATTTGACTTAGATACGCGTCGGTTGTTTGAGCCTGAGCCTGAGCTTGAGCCTGACCCACGATCTGAGCCACTTGCTCTTGTGAGTAAGTTGGGGTTGTAGCTTGGCGACTGTAAGTCGGGGCTGCCTGGATTTGGGCTGAAGGTGCTACCGAAGCCCAGGGATCCGATACCACCGCCTGTGGGGTCGGAGTTACTTGGGACTGATAAGTTGCTGCCGGGGCTTGGGATGGGCTGCTCGTATTCAGACTTGCGCTCAGAGCCTGAAACGCCTGTTGCCAGGGATTCGCCTGAGGTGCCGAAAGCTGCGGGGTTTGGTTTGTTGGGATTGATGCTGCTTGGTCCACCGAAGCCGTTGTCGGTGAGGCCTGGTAGCTGATAGGTGCGGAGATCCCTTGGCTCGGTGCCACGCTCGGCGCGGATGCGGTCGGCATCGCTGAGCTTGACGGGGCTTGGATCGTCGGTGCTTGGGGTGTAGCGTCCACTGTAACTTAGCTCCTTTCGTAAAAATTCAAGTGATCGATATAGGAATTGGGTTATATCGAGATTGGGGTCAGACGCAAGAGGTAGGTTTGGCGTCTGAGGATGCGGCAACTGATACATGTTGCCTAAAAGACTTATAAATGTTCCGAGTGACTGTTGAGTTTCTTTGACCATCCGGAATGGATAACCACTCAACATGCCTGCTCTTTCTTCGTCGGTTTTGCTGGGGAAGAGATACTTAAGTGCTTCAACAGAGTCGACACCTAATTCTTGGAGGTTTCGAACAACAATGCTGTTATTCAAAATGTCCTGAGACTGCTCCTCGAATACTTCACCAGTCCAACGCCAGGAAACACGAGTGCTTCCATCCGGAACTAGACCTGTAACACCAGGAGGCATTTCGCCTGACTCCAGTGTAGCGGAAAGTAATTCATCTCGTTGTTTAGTGAATTTAGCCATTGCTTTGCCATATTTCACATTTGCCTCGCTCAATGCTTGAACATCACCATTGAAATCTTCAGCAAGCGGTGGGTCTGGTTTTTGCAATCCATTCGCTGTAGCAAACGAAGTCATGAAGAGATACTCCTCATGAACCAACATCATTGAGAAGATTCTGGATAGACCATATGTAAACAGGGCTCTACACTTCTTCTCAGCAGTAGCTGCTACTCGGCCATACAAGCTTTTGATCTCATAGGCAGTGGATGCCTGGCCAATGTCAATGTCATCAACACCTCCGAGAGCAAGCCGAATTTCTGACCGATACTGCTTGACGTACATGTTCTGATCACCAGACACGCTGTCAGGTGTCAGGTAGTTAATCCGGTCAGTGGGTTCAAGGTTCGCAATCACCCTTGGGACTTTGATTTGCCCATCAATCGGAGACGGTGTTCCAAACGGACTCGACATTCGGGTACTGGGCTGACCCATGCCCACAAACCCGGCTTGTGAACTAATAGTCGGACGGAAGGTTGATTCGTCACCAGACTCAGTGATGTCGTGCTTTGGACGACTGGTGATGAGAGTGGGGTTACCAAAGAAGCGCAGGTTCTTGCGGACGTTTCTGACGAGCTCGTCGTGATACAGGATTTGATTAGCTAGCCAATCGAATTCACCATTACCTGATGACTCGCCAGTGCAGTCCATATGGTTAAAGACTTCACAAGCAGGGATGAATCCAAGGCTGTTCGTCAAAGTCTCTGTCTGCCCTGGACGAGTGCTCTGAGCCACTCCAGTGACGTCTTCAAACTCAATCTTTTCGTTTGATACGGTCTGCTCGATTTTGTCTTTAAAAACCCGTAGGCGGATGTACTTCTTCTTCTTACCATCAGCACTGGGGAACATGTCCATTTGGTTCCCACCACGGACATTAAAGCTGTAGATCAGTTCAACCGTATCGATTTCACCGGCTTGGTCGCGGTAACACCGGTAGCTGTCTTTAGGGAAGTACAGAATTTGATATGAGTCACCCGAAGGGCGGAAATAAAACAGACCTTGTCCGTCACAAAGGAAGTAGTCAACAATGCTGTCGAGTTTCATCTCGAGCATGTTGTCTTCTATAACCTTGGCAATAAATGAATCTCGTTTGTTGTAGCTGTCCTGCTCGCAATAAAACTCCAGCCCACGACGCAGCATGAACATCCGCATCTGGGCAAGATGGGAAGACACAATCATTGTGTCAACATTCAAATCCCCTCGTCGCTCTTTGGCGGCAGAGAGGATTTGGTCAAGATGTTTACTGGTTTTTTGCACTATTTTTTCAGCTCACTATGTTATTAGTTTAGCTGAGTACGCCCTCAGCTGGCCTTTTCTTCTTCCTCTTCTTTCAGCCTGTCAGTGAAATCCTGGAATCCAAACCCATATTCGGGAGTAGTGAATTTATTGGGGTCTCCATACAGCCCGCCCATGGTCAGCATGCCACGGTCATACATGTTGCCCGCAAACTTGTTCATACTTCCATAGATTGATCCTGTATCAATCGGGTTGTTCTTAGAGGCGTACTTGGAACGACTGTCAGTAATGAACATGCCGTAACCAGGACCAGAATATTTCTCCCAGTTGTCTTGCATCAAATCAATATACTGTTGAGCCAGACCAGTATTGTTTTGTCCTACGCCGTAGCCGCCACCATAGTTATTGGTTTCATTCATGATGCCAGTATTGATGGTTCCATAGTTAAAGGAATCATTCATATTGACGTCTCCAGTATCTCCTCCAATAAAGCCGACTTGTGCGGTTTCATTGCCGCTTCCATCTGAATTCGAGGTCCCACCACCAGGGTTACCACCGCCACTAGGGTTACCACCACCGCCAGGGGTTCCACCACCGGTACCTCCCCCACCAACATTGGTATCGATGACGGGGTTAACTACGTTAATCGTGGGAGGAGGTGTGGGTTCCGGTTCCGGCGTAGGAGTAACCACCGGCTCAGGAGTTTCTTCCATGATATTCCGCAAGTACTTACTTAAAAGTACATTTCCGCGATTAGTAGTTTCTACGCCTTTCGATTCAATATCAGATGCAATTTCTTGTGCATTATACCCTGCTCTTGAAAGGGCCTCAATGTCTCTCAGGCCTGCTTTTTCTGAACCATATGAGCCATAGTTAAATGTGTCGATATTGCCGTCGAATTCATTTTGCCTGTCAACACGTGCATCCAATTTGTCACGGAACTGCATCGATTTGTCAAGCTTGGCTTGATTAATATTCTTTCCTGCTTCCTGTTTTTGCTGCATATTCATAATGCGCTCATTTACAGCAGCTTGTTTCTGCTCAGTGGTGCCAGTGCGCTGTTCAGCGAGTACATCCATAACAGCATCACCAGCCATACGGGGTTGAGCAGGTGTTGCAGCAATTGCTTGATTTAAAGCTGCCTTGTTCTGCTCTCTACGGCGGGACTTAAATTCGTCTTTAGAGACTTTATTTCGATATTTCTCGCCCATCTCCTTGTAGGTAAGTCCCCGTAAATCTCTAGCCATTATTCTCTTAATTAGTCAAGACTACTTTCATTGTAGTCTAATTGTAAATTACCTCTTCTAAGGAGTCCTCCGATTGTAAGTACCATTGAATCCACAGCATCATCATGTTGAGAATGGCCAAAGTTTAAAAGCTCCTCTTCTAATACATCCCATTTTCTGAACTTATTCCATACAACTCGCTTGTGTTCATATAAACCAAGCACACCTCGTAGCCTGGCTAACTTATCACCCTTAAACCCTTTAACAGGAGAACAGGTCAAGTTAAAAAGGCTTCTGTTTTCAAACATTATTCGTTTGAAATCTCCTTCAAATGAAGTCTGGTAGGCAACTGCTTCAGGCCAAATGATGCAGGGAGACATCGTTGGGAAAAACTGTCCCTCGTCATTTTCTTGAAGAATATTCCAGTCTGCCAACATTTGACACAATGAGTCCATCTTTTGAAGGTTACCCATTGTTCTTTCACGTCTTTGATCAATCAAGAAGATCTTGCCTTCTTTGATTCCGCCAAGCGTCATTACAGTCCAGTCATTCTTTTCACTTAGTCCAGCACTGAGGTCAATACCCACGCCTAAGCAGTCGTAGTCTTCTGGTACATTCGATTTAATAATAAGCTCCGGTGAAATACCCACATCTGTTGATTTAACAGCTGTGTTCATATACTGATAAGCAAAAGCAATGCGATCTTCCCGCTTTCTTGCATTCAGATATTTCATAGACCAGAAGTCTGACCAATAAGACCGTTGCTTGCCGCTCTCGTCAGTCAGGATTGCTTTCTGTACAACTTGCTTCCAACCATTCTTTTCTACGAATTGCGTTGCATGGATGTCGTCGAAATGGAATCGAGTACCTAAGCAAATCGCTCTTGCCCCCATGAACATCGTCGGAGCGATGACGTTGGTCCAGGTGGTTTCCATTTCACGTCTGATATCTGGGTTATTGATTGAGCCTGCGGATTTAATAGGGTCATCAATCAACACCAGCTGTGAGCGCTTTGAGGTAATAGCACCTTTCAGTCCTCCACAGGCAATCGTGAACACCTCTTCACCAGCAGTTTCGATACCAGCAAACTCGTGATCAATAGCCCAGTATTCATCTGATCGTCTCACCTTTGATAAGCGAACCATTGGGAATACTTCCCTGTACTTAGAACTTGTCAGGATGCCTTTGATGGTCGCTGACTTTGCTCTAGCAATGTCGACCATATAACTGATATAGAGAATTCGCAGCATCAACTTTCTCGATGCATGCCGTCCAATCATCCATGCAGCAAACAAACCGAGTACCGTGCTTTTTGCGCTTCCTCGTGGTGCAAGTATGTCGGTATTTGGTCCGCCAATCCCTACTAGGCATTCACTATCTTCTCCTGTACACAGCTCTGCATGCCACTCGAGCATGTGCTTTGCAGGTTTTTTCCCTAGGAACTCACAAAAGGCTTGAAAATTTTCTCGTGCTTGTAAGACCTGTTCACTCGGTGCTTTGGCTGTTACCTTCGTTGCTGTCATTAAGGCAGATCTCTTATAAGCCAATGCAGCACTTGGGATAGCCATATTTACACCTGATTGTTATTTCAGTATAGGTTTTGTTGCTTTAATCCAAGTATTTGTGCTGCGTTCCGGAACAGGCCAGTGCCCGCAAGCCTTTTAGCTATCTCTACTCTTTTTCTGTTTTTCTTGGCCTCTTTGGGTGCTCTCCTCAACATGCTTTCAATAGAGCGGTCTTCACCCCTACTT